AGCTGATTGCTCCTCCATACGAAGAATACTATCTCTTCAATCCAGCAGGTCTTTCATCTGGTACGCTCACACAGGGTGTAAAGATTTCGAAAGATGCTATCTGCTACGTTCACAGCGGTTTGCTTGACGCTCGCAATCGCATGGTTCTTTCGCATCTACACAAAGCGATCAAGCCACTTAATCAGTTGCGTATGCTCGAAGACGCGGTAGTTATCTATCGTCTCGCGCGCGCTCCCGAGCGTCGTATCTTCTACATTGACGTTGGTAATCTTCCCAAAGCAAAAGCTGAACAGTATGTTCGCGACATGATGGTTCGTCACAAAAATCGTCTGGTCTACGATGCGAACAACGGCGAAATCAAAGACGCTCGTAAGTTCATGACTATGCTTGAGGATTATTGGCTCCCACGCCGCGAGGGTGGACGTGGTACAGAAATTACCACGTTGCCTGGCGGTGAGAATCTTGGGCAGATGGATGACGTAGACTACTTCCGCAAGAAGCTCTACAAGTCTCTGTCAGTTCCTATCTCGCGCCTTGAACCAGACGGTCAGTTCTCGCTTGGTCGTTCAGGTGAAATCACACGCGACGAAGTAAAGTATGCCAAGTTCGTTGAGCGTCTGCGCGATCGTTTTACACATCTGTTTGATAATCTGTTAGAAATCCAACTGCTCCTCAAGGGTGTAATGACCCGCGAAGAGTGGAAGGATATGAAGAACGATATCAAGTATGATTTCCAGCGTGACAACTACTACGCTGAAATCAAAGAACAGGATATGATGAATAATCGTCTTGCTGTTCTTGGTGTTGTTGACGCATACGTTGGTAAGTATTACTCAGTCGAGTGGATTCGTAAGAACGTTCTTCGTCAAACTGAAGACGAGATGAAAGAAATGGATCAGCAGATGGCTATTGAGGGTCAGGCTGAAGCTGAGGCTAACGCAGAGCAGCAGCAAAACAATGATCAGAATATAGCTAACACGCAACCACAAAAAGAAAAATCAACGCCACAAAAAGTTGAAATTAGAGTCAAGAATGATACTTCTGGCACAAAGAAAGTAACGGCGAAAGAAGAAACCGTTCCTTTCATTCCTAAAATATTAACAGAAGAAGATAAGAAGCTCATCGAAAGCATGACTCGTGCTATTGAAAAGGTTTCTAAAGAAGATCTTGACGACGTGGAAGAAGAGATCAAGGATGCTATCTAAAAATGAAAGAGTTAGAAAAAGCTCAGATTCTTTCCATAGCTGCCAAGTTCGCTAAGGCAGAAGCGGAAGAACTACGCAAAAATCTACTCGAAAATAGCATATCTGAAGTAGAAAAGGCTAAAATACTTTCTATCTCTTCCAAGTTTGCCAAACAAGAAGCAAACGAAATCAAGCGCGAAATCCTAGAACAAATCAAAACTCTTTCAGAGTCTAACGGAGTGTTGGAGCTGAAGGAAGTTCGCTTGCGTGGACCTGAAGGTCGACGTGGTCCAAAAGGTAACAAAGGTGATATTGGTCCACGCGGTCTTATTGGTGAACAAGGCGAGATTGGTATTCGCGGCGAGAAAGGCGAAAAGGGAGACAGAGGTGATAAGGGTGATCCAGGTGAGCGCGGTCCGGTAGGTCCAGTTGGTCCAGTCGGACCTATGGCTGATATCACTCCGCTTCGCAAAGAAGTAGAGCAGTTTCTTGACGGCGCAGAAAAGCGCATCTCGCGTATCGCATTTTCTGCCGCAATGGGTCTTGGTCGTAGTTCTGGATCTGGTGAAGTCAATCTTCACAAACTCGATGACGTTGATTATACCAGCTTGAAGAACGCGAGCAATGGTCAAGCACTTGTCTATAACTCAGCGACTGGTAAATGGCAAGCTGGAACAGTTGCTGGAGGAGGTGGTAATACAGCTCCGCTTCTTGTTACGAAATCAGAACTTGGTGACCTAAACGAAAACGATCTAGTTGTCGTAAACGTAACAGGCGCGTCTTCAAACACAATCAATGTATTAACGAATGCTCTTAATAATGCGCTCTCACAGATCGCTGCTCTAGAAGCTCGTATCGACGCTCTGGAGAATCCATGAGCCATCCGATTGGAGTAGCCAACACAAGTTCTACAACAACAATTAAATCTCTGCGACTTAAGGTCAATGAGATCATTGATGCTGTTAATGAAATTGGTAGTAATGAACACATCTACATTGAAGTAACGAATGCGAACGCAAAGTTCGCAACTAAAGCATACGCTGCATCTAATGTGGCTGTTCGCGCACTTATCAATGACAGAATTCAAGTAGCCAATGTAGCTAATAAATATGCTACGAAGGCTTATGCTGCATCGAACGCATATGTAAAGTTGTTGCTTGCAAACACTAACTCTTACATAGCGTCTGTTGTTGCTGCTTCTCCTTCATCGGGGGGTTTTGATTATGGCTTTATTACATCTGCGGTTGATCCAGATACACAACAGGATTACGGAACGCTGTAATGGCTATCGAGATAAAGTTCAGAAGAGGTACGGCCACTCAGCACAATTCGTTCACTGGAGCGAACGGTGAGATAACGGTTGATACCACTAACAAGACGATCCGTGTTCATGACGGATCGACTGTTGGTGGAACGCGTCTTGCAAAGTTTAATGAGATAGGCGCAGCTTCAGCTAATCTACTCAGCGTCACGACTAACATTGTTCCGCAAGCGAACATAACATACGATCTTGGCACACCTACCAAAAGATGGAGATCACTTTATCTAGCTGGTAATACAATTTATCTTGCCGGAGCCCAAATCAAAGCCAGTGGTAACGGTGTTATCACTTTTGTAACTAGTAACAATCAACCTGCTACTATTCAAGCATCACAGCTTGTCGTTACAGCCAATACACCAAGCACGTTCGAAAAACTAACAATTACAAATCTTGTATTGAACAACGTTCTTGGTGTTCAATACGGTGGCACAGGCAAATCTTCATTGACGCAAAATGGCGTGATGTACGCTTCAAATAGCACAGCGTTTGCTTTTGCTACAGGATCAAGCGGCAAAGTAATGCAGATCGGATCTAACGGGATTCCCAAGTTCGATGACGTGGATGGAGGTTCTTATTCGTAAATGTCTGATACATTTGAAGAGGGCAAAGAGCTTGAAGTTATCAATGAGTTTATGGAGCAGCAGCAGACCAAAATCAATCAGCTGCAGCAACAGATACTTTTACTGACGACTAAAAATACTATGCTCGAAAAAGAACTCAATAAGCTAAAAAGTATAAATAGCGAGTATAAAGAACAACTCGATAAACTCACTAGAGTTGATCGAAAAAGTTTAAGCAATTATCTTGATGATGTCACTAGTGAAAGAAACGAAGCAGTTCTAAAAGAAAAAATAAAACGTCAACAAAAACGCAAGAGCTCTGACGGCTCAATGTTTAAAAACAGAGGTGTAGGAAATGGCATCAATAATTAAAATCAAAAGAAGTACGACGCCAGGGGCTGCGCCGTCTGCACTTGTTGCAGGTGAAATTGCCGTCAACATTCCTGATCGTCAGCTATTCGTCGGTGATGGAGCAACGATCTATCGAATTGGCGCTCAGTACCTTTCGGTAGCCAATGCTTCTGCAGTATATGCGACGAAAGCATATGCAGCAGCCAACTCGTATGTAAATACTCTTCTTGCGAATACAAATTCTTATATCGCAACAAAAGTCAATACGACTACGTTCAATTCTGCATTAGCTAATACCAACTCATACATTGCGACTAAGCTAAACACAAGCACCCATAATACAGATCTTGCTAATACGAATTCATACATTGCTACACAAGCAACTCGTATTGGGCTTGTTAATACAAACCTTGTCAATACCAATACAGCGCTCCGTACACTTATCTCGGATCGCCTTCAGGTTGCTAATGCTGCATCAACGTATGAAACAAAATCTACAGCTGATGCTCGTTTAGCTAATACCAATTCGTACATTGCAACTAAGGTCAGCACAAGCACATTCAATTCTGCGCTTGCTAATACCAACACATATATTGCAACCAAAGCTAACGCATCCAATCCAACAACATCTGGTTTGTTAGCACATACTGGTCGTGCGACTATCAGCACAAACCTTTCGGTTTCTGGTAATACAACACTTGGTGGAACTCTTGTTGCTAACAATACAGCAGGAACTTCTGGCTACTATCTGAGAACATCTGGAACTGGTGTCTATTGGGCTCCTCTGGATACAGCTAATCTCAACGTTGCCAAATACCTAGAAGTTGCTAATGCAGTTTCTACTTACGCAGTCAAGTCAAGTCCGTCAACATCAGGGTTCTTCAATCACTCAGGTCGCTTGACCGTTGGAACAAACCTTGCTGTTTCTGGTAACACACGAATCAGCGGTTCTACAATCATTGACGGCGATCTGACTGTTGAAGGTGCAGTAACTTATATTTCTTCATCGACTCTGAACGTTGATGACTCGATGATTAAGTTGGCTGCTAATAACTCGACAGACGCAGTTGACGTAGGTTTCTATGGTAAGTATGCTTCATCAGGAACAAAGTATTCTGGTTTGTTCCGCGATGCAACAGACGGTGTGTTCAAGTTCTATACAGGTTCTCAAACAGAACCAGGAACAACAGTAGATACTGGTGCAGCTGGCTATGCAGTTGCTACAATCGAAGCTGTAGTTGACGGCGGAACATACTAATATAAATTGATATGCACAGGTGGGTGACAAGTGCTTCACCCACCTTTCCTTTCTAGGAGTCGAGTGTGGCATCAACAATTAAAATCAAACGCAGTGGCGTTTTGGGTAAACAACCAAACACAGCTTCGCTGAGCGTTGGTGAACTTGCAATCAATTATAAAGATCAGAAACTTTACTCTTCCAACGGTACGGCTGTATTCGAAATTGGTGGTGGCAGTGGCGGATTAGTTTCTACTACAACATCTCTTGTAAAAAATCTAACGCAAAATGATACAGTTGTTACTGGTGTTACAGCAGCTGTATCAACAAATTATCTCCAAGTTTCTAATGCTTCCGCAACCTATGCCACAAAAGCATATGCTGCGTCAAATAGCTATGTCAAAACTATACTAGCCAATACAAACGCTTATATTGCAACAAGAGCAAGCTGGACTGCGCTCACTGGCACAAACACTGCTCTTCGTACACTTATCAGTGATCGTTTACAAGTGGCTAATGCTGTAGCAATCTATCAAACAAAAACTATTGAACGTGCTGCACTTGCTAACACAAACTCTTCAATTGCTACGCAAACATCGCGTATTACACTGGTCAATACAAATCTAACGGGAACCAATACTGCTCTTCGCGCACTTATTTCTGACAGATTACAAGTAGCCAACGCATCAACGTTATACGCTACAAAATCAAATCCAGCTACATCTGGTCTACTAGCACATACTGGTCGTGCTACAATTTCCACAAACTTATATGTTGCTGGTAACACCGTCTTAGGCAATCCTGCTGTTGTAACAGACAGAACAGTTATCAACGGTGTAACAGTAGCCAATGGTCAATTGAGCGTATCAGGTAACACAATACTTGGTGGAACTCTTGTAGCAAACAATACAGCTGGTGTGTCTGGTTATTATCTTCGCACGTCTGGAACAGGTGTCTATTGGTCTCCTGTATCTGGAGGCGGTGGAAGTGCAGCCAACGGATTCTCTGGTATCCTTGTAGGTGCTAACGTAGTTTCAGCAGACTCAACAACTGATAGACTTACTCTAGTTGCTGGATCGGGTATTACACTTGCTGGAAATCCAACAACAGATACCATTACTATTTCTTCTTCAACCACAACAGCAGGTATTGGATTTTTAATTGACGGCGGCGGATCAGCTATCACAACAGGCATAAAAGGTGATTTGCAAATTCCATTTAATTCTACGATTACATCGTGGTCTTTAATGGCAGATCAATCTGGTAGTGCTGTAGTAGACATATGGAAAGATACGTTCGCTAACTATCCTCCGACTGTTGCAGATACAATTACTGGTTCTGCTAAACCAACATTAACATCTCAAACGAGCGCGACTAGTTCTACATTGACTGGATGGACTACATCAATTACAGCTGGAGATACTCTGCGTTTCAATATAGATAGTTCTACGACTATAACAAGATTAACACTATCACTAAACTTAACGAGGACTTAATATGATTACTATTCTTGAAAACGGTATGATAAGCGACTCATTTCAAATGGGTAGTGAGCCTTTGATTTATAATGATGCAATAGTTATGTATCAAAAAGATTATGAAAATTTGTCGGCTGAAGAAATCGCTGAGATCAAACAACAGCGATATAATAATTGGATTGCTATCATAAACCAGCCTGTATCCGAAGTACCGACTGAAGAACCAGTCGTACAGGAGTAATGCATGGCAAACAGATTTTGGGTTGGCGGTACCGGCAACTGGAGTGATACTGCTCGGTGGTCAGCGACATCTGGTGGCGCGGGCGGCGCATCTGTGCCTGGCACGAACGATGCTGCAATCTTTAACGCCTCATCTGGAACAGGCGTTGCCACCTTAGACAGCAGCGTCACAATTCAAACGCTAACAATGACCGGCTATACAGGGACTCTTGCGTTTGGAACCAACACAATTTCACTTAATAGCACTGGCACAGTTTTCACTGGAGGAACGGGTGTCACCGTAACTGGTACACCTGTTATCAATATCACAAACAATACAGCAACAGCTACGACAGTAGCCGCCACTGCGGTAAGTGAAGCAAATAGCATCAGTTTCAATTTCACCGCTGGGACTTACGCGCTAACGCTTACGGGCAACGTGCGGTCTCTTAATTTTACGGGATTTGCAGGAACACTTTCAAATGCTGCCAGAACTATTTACGGGAACCTAACGGTTTCCTCCGGCATGACACTAACTGGTGGAACAAACACTCAAACTTTTGCAAAAACAGGTGGAACCCAAAACATAACTGTTGCATCTTTAAAAGTATTAGATTTTCCAATTACGTTTGCGGGAACAGCGACTTATTCTTTGAATAGTGCTGTAACTATTGGTACAACTGCTGCTGATAGAAATGTTACATTAACAACAGGAACGTTAGAAGTAAATTCGTTCAGCTTTGATATCTATGGTACATTTATTTCTTCGGGTACAGGTGTTAGAAGAATTCAAAGGTCTGGTAATGGTATCATAACCGTAAGACCTGTATCAGCTGCAACATTTTGGAATACCTCTACGGTAACTAACTTAACAACTGATGGAAATGTTTTAGTTGTTGTATTTGGTACTAACAATATATCGCAAACTATTTCAGCTGGTCAATTATCTGAAGCTAATGCTATTAGATTTTCTATTTCATCTCTCAATGGAACTACATCATTTACAGCTGGAGATACAGTAAAAAGTTTAGGTTTGTCTAACAGCGCCTATACACTATCAAACGTTGCAATTACAATTTATGGTGATGTGGCAATTAATGGTACAATACCAACACTTGCCGCTGGTGCAAACGCATGGACGTTTGCAGGCTCTGGCACTCAAACTATTACTACTAATGGCAAAACATTAGATTTTCCTATCACGTTTAGTGGTACTGGAACCTACAGTTTAGGAAGTGCTTTGTCTGTTGGAACCTCTACATCTAGAACAGTTACATTAACTTCTGGTACATTAGAATTAAATTCATATACGTTTACATTATTTGGTATATTTTCTTCTTCGGGTACAGGTGTTAGAAAAATACAAAGGTCTAGCGTAGGCGGCAAAATTGTATTATCGTTGAATACTCTTGCCACAGTTTGGAATACCGCTACGGTAACTAACTTAACAACTGATGGAAATGTTCTTGTCCAGTTAACAGGTGGTGGTGCAGTAACCAAAACAATTTCTGCAGGTGCTTTAACAGAAGCAAATTCTATAAGTTTTCAATTATCTACAACAGCTGGAACAGTTGCTTTTACAACATCTGATACTATAAAAGATCTTACTATTGATAACAATAGTTTTAGCATATCCACTAATATAGTTATTACAATTTACGGAAATTTAACTATAGCTGGTACTAGCCCTACACTAACGGCTGGTGTAAACAATTGGACGTTTGCAGCAACATCTTCAAAAACAATTACAACTAATGGCAAAACGCTCGATTTTCCAATTGTATTTAATGGTGTAGGAGGTTCTTGGACACTTCAAAGTGCTTTAACTACTTCTTCTAGTGTGACTCTGACAAACGGCACATTTAGTGCGGCCACGTATAATGTTACTATTCCAGTCTTCAGCTCAAACGTAACTAACACTAGAACACTCAATTTAGGAACTGGTACCTGGACTATATCTAGCTCTGGTTTATCGTGGAATATAAATGGTACTAATTTAACTCTAAATGCTAGCTCATCTACAATTTTACTTACTAATACCGGAACCACGACTTTCAGTGGTGGGAGCAAAACTTACTACAATGTCTCGTTTACAGGATCTGCAGGAAATGGTCACCTATCTGTAAATGGAAGCAACACTTTTAATAATTTAACTTTACAAAATGCTTGTGATTTAATACTACAATCAACAACTACTAATACATTTGCTTCTCTTACGACTAGTGGAGCTACTCGCTCGTCTACTAATACTATTAGAGCAAGCACTGTTGGATCTCGTGCAAATATTGTTTACACAGGAGCAACTCGTATTGTTGTTCCATATGCAGCTGTTAGAGATATTTCTGCAAACGTTCCAAATATATGGTATATGGTAAACGGTTCAGTTGATAATGGCAACAACAACAATATAATGTTTGCAAATCCTATTCTTTATTGGATAGGTGGTAGTGGCACTTGGAATGCTTCCTCTAATGCTAATTGGTCAAATACTTCGGGTGGAAGTGTTAGTTCTTATATTCCAGATCAATATACAGATGTTATATTTGATGCAAACTCAGATTCAGGCGCAGGCTTTGCAGTTACAGTAAGCACCGGAGCAGTATGTCACTCAATGACAGCCTCTGGTTTAGATAATAATATGACACTTAGTGGCAGTTCAACTTTAACCGTTTATGGTAGCTTGTCTTTACCTTCAACCAATTTTACACAGAGTTATACAGGTACTCTAACTTTTGCTGGCGGTGAGCTTGGGTTAACTATTACAACAAATAGTAATGTATTTTCTGCAATTACATTCAATGGTCCACTAGGTGAGTGGACTCTCCAGGATGCATTAACAACAACTGGTACTGCTATTCTTACTTTTGGAACTCTAGCTCTAGGAGCATTTACTTTTACTTGTAATAAATTTGACTCCAATAACTCTAATACTAGAGCAATAAATTTTGGTACTGGTAGGATAGTACTCACATCATCGTCTGCAGAAATTGTATGGGATACTACCACTAATAACGGTTTAATTATCTCTGGTAGTCTTCTTGTACAACTAACTGGTGGAGGAGCTACAACTAAAACTATATCTGCTGGCCCAGCAGTATCAAACAGATCATATAATTTTCAACTATCAACAACTTCAGGCACTGTAACATTTACTTCAGGTAACGGTGTAAAAAATCTTATAATTGACAACAATTCCTTTACACTATCAAACGTTGCAATTACAATTTACGGTGATTTAACAATTGCTGGTACTACACCAACACTTACTGCAGGTACAAATATTTGGACATTTGCTGGTACGGCTGGAACACAAACAATAACTACAAATGGTATGACTCTTGACTTTCCAATTACGTTTAGTGGTACTGGTACTTATTCTCTAGGAAGTGCTTTGTCTGTTGGTGCATCAGCAATTCGAACTGTTACATTTACAACAGGAACGTTAGAATTAAATTCATATAATTTTACTATCTTTGGAGTATTTTCTGGTTCAGGAACTGGCACAAGAAGAATTCAAATGTCTGGCTCCGGTGGTAAGTTTGTTATTTCGCGAAATACATTGGGCACGGTTTGGACTACAACTGTTGTAACCAATTTATCGACAGATGGAAATATTTTGGTTCAGATAACTGGTACTACTGCCGGGCAGCAAATAGGGGCGGGAGCACTTTCAGAAGCAGATGCTGTAAGTTTTCAATTAAGTTTAACTTCAGGATCTGTTGCATTTACAACATCTAATACAATTAAAAATCTTACTATTGATAACAGTGCATTTACACTATCAAACGTAGCTATTATTATCTACGGAAACCTTACTGTTAACGGTACTTCTCCAACATTGACTGCTGGTGTTAATGCTTGGACATTCGCTACTACAGGCACTCAAACAATTACAACTAATGGCAAGACGCTTGATTTTCCCATCACTTTCAATGGCATAGGCGGCACTTGCAGACTGCTCAGTGCCTTGACCTTGGGATCAACACGCACACTTACCCACACCAACGGTACGTTGGACCTCAACGGTTTTACACTGACCACTGGCACGTCCTACACGACTGCCGCAGGTACCAAGAACCTGACGTTCAATGGTGGCACTTTAACATGTCCCAGCTCAGGCGCGACCTCCTTCAATAATGCTGCACCAACTGGTTTCACCACCACTGCGGGTACTGGTACGGGCACCATTAACATGACGTCGGCAAGCGCCAAGACCTTTGTGGGCGGTGGGTCAACTTACAACTGCACACTTAATAATGGGGGTGCGGGTGCGCTTACCATTACCGATAGCAACACGTTCATCACGCTTGCCAACAGCGTCCAACCTACCACGTTCAGTTTCACGGCTGGCACCACCACAACTCTGACCAACTGGAACATCAACGGGACCGCAGGCAATTTGGTGACTATTCAAAGTGGCACAGCGGCTTCTCACACGCTGTCCAAGGCAAGCGGCACTGTTAACGCCAATTATCTTTCCATCAGCTACTCTAACGCAACTGGAGGAGCAACTTGGTATGCTGGAGCAGCTTCTACAGATGGCGGAAATAACAGTGGTTGGATATTTGCAAATGCTCCTGTGATTGGATATAGTTGGGGTTGGATTATTGGGTAATTTTATAAATAGATTCACAACGGAGTATCATTATGGAACAGATTTATACAGCTATTCAAGCCGCCGCCGATCAGGACGCAAACTCATTTCGCGACGCTATCGGAGCCGCGCTTGCAGCTAAGATCGAAGACGCGCTTGAGCTGAAGAAGGTTGAAATCGCTTCAAATATGTTTAACCCACAGCAGGACGAAGAGCTCGCAGCCGAGCAGGAGATTGAGACAGATGAAGACATTCAGACAACTGCGTGAAGCTCTGGCTAAGGAAGAAAATCCTGAGGCAAAAGCTCTGCGTCCTCGCGCACAGGGCGAACAAGATTTTTACGATGCACATACGCGCAACGTAACAGATTATCCAGTATCCAGCAAGGGCGGAGAAACTAAACTAGCTGATCATCAGCCAAACAATGGTGATCGCGGACCTATCAAGCAAGGTACTTCAGACCTTAAAGATCAGTCTGGTTTCAAGGGTAGCAAGACTCCGCTCACTCGCGCTGACAAGACACAAGGCGACATGAAGCCACTAAAGACATCTCCTTCATCTGTTCAAGCCCCATCATTTGGTGAATCAGTTTTCATCAATGCTCCAGTCATCAGTGAGTCGGATGAAGACGTGATGGAATTTGAACTTATGAACGGCGACGTTATCGAAATCAACGCCGACATCTACAATTCTATTCACGAAGTGTTCCATAGATTGACCACAGGTAATCAAGCCGTATTCAAAGCAGCTGTTAACGAGAGCGTCGATTCATTCGAGCGCATCCTCGATTTCGTTGCTGACATAATGAGCGAGGATGAGTAATGGCCGCTGAAGGAATTGTAAATAAACACGTCAAGGGCGGTTGGTTCATCGCTAAGTTTAATGCAAGTGGTTTCATTAAAAGAAATCATCCAACGCCTACAATTGGTGCTAACTCTGCGGGTGAAAACGTTACTCGCATGAACATCGTTTCTGCTGAGTGGTCGTGTGGTAACAACGTGTATTGGCAAGTTCAGCGCGGCGCAAACACAATCCTACTGTTAACAGACGGTCAGCATGTCATGGATATGTCAGACTCGCGCCTTATCGACAATGGTGATGCGGAAGCAACATCAAATGTAGTAGTAACAAAAGTTGGTTCTGGCCCTGCTACACTTATTCTTAAGTTGCATAAGACAACATCAATCAGTGGAGGCTCGCAATACTAATGAAACTCATCTGCGAAGTCAATGAAGACTTAAAAATCATCACAGAATCTAATGAAGCAGGTGAAAAGCAGTTCTTCCTTGAAGGTATCCTCATGCAGGGTAATCTTAAGAACAAGAACGGACGTATCTATCCAACACAAACTCTAGCCAACGAAGTTGCACGTTACAATCGTGAGTTCGTTGAGCAGAATCGCGCTTATGGTGAGCTTGGACATCCACAAGGACCAACCATCAATCTCGAGCGCGTATCACACATGATCAAGTCTCTGCGTCAAGAAGGTGATAACTTCATCGGCAAAGCAAAGATCATGGATACTCCATACGGAAATATCGTAAAGAATCTTATGAAGGAAGGTGCCAAATTGGGCTTTTCTTCTCGCGGTATGGGATCACTCGTTAAGAAGGGTGATATCATGGAAGTCCAGAATGACTTCCATCTCGCTACCGCTGCGGATATCGTTGCTGATCCATCGGCTCCACAAGCTCTTGCTAACGGAATCATGGAAGGTAAGGAATGGGTTTGGGATAACGGCATCCTTGTAGAAAAGGATGTGGCTCAAATTAAGAATGATATTAATGAGGGATACGGCACAAGGGAAAATCGTGAAACGGTTCTTCTGAATGCATTTAATAAGTTCCTTAAGAATATCTAAATGGCGTCGTTTTTATAAATAAACTAGAAGAATCTTCTAATAACCCTGAGGAGAATATCAATATGTCAGGTCAGGATACTAACGTCGAAAAGCTCGACGTGCAAGAAGCAAAAAAGGCGAGCTACGGCGTTAACGCTGAGATCGCTGACCCTACTGGAGTTCAAGCATCAGTTCCTGGTGGTGTAGCTCAACAGGGTGAGAAGTCTGGGCCTATGACTCAGGGTTCAGGTATTAAGCCTTATACAAAGGTAGGCATGATCAATGCTATGGTTCAGGCTCTTGGTGGCATGAAGAAAGCAGAAGTATCATCCATGTACGACAAGTTCAAGGGCGACAAGACAAACCCAACTCAGGGTTCATCTGTTGATCCAAAGCAGCGTTCAATCGGTGAGTCAAAGGTTGTTCGTGTTTCAGCTGAAGATATCGATGTTTCAGATGACATCAAGGCAATCTTCGCTGGTACAGAAGTTTCTGAAGAGTTCATCACAAAGGCAACAGAAGTTTACACAGCTGCTATCCTTTCAAAGGTAAACGAGCAGCTCGAAGCAGTTGATGCCAAGTTCGACGAGTCATTGTCAGAAGAAGTTTCAACAGTCAGCGAAGAACTCGTTGAGCGTGTTGATACCTATCTCGACTACGTTGTTGAGCAGTGGATGGACGCAAACTCAGTCGCTATTGAGCGTGGTCTCAAGGCTGAAATCGTCGAGTCATTCATGTCAGGCCTGAAGGGTCTGTTTGAGTCACACTATATCGACATTCCAGAAGACGCAGTTGACGTAGCTGAAGAGCTGGCCGATAAGGTTGATGCTCTTGAGTCAGCGATCAACGAAGAGATCGAAAAGAATATTGAGCTTTCAAACAAGCTCAAGAACTTCGAGCGCGAGTTCGCGTTCGCAGAAGTTTCAGAAGGCCTGACAGATACGCAAGTAGCAAAACTGCAGTCACTTTCTGAAGCAGTCGAGTTCGAAGATGTTAAGACATACAAGAGCAAGATTGCTACCCTTCGTGAGAGTTATTTCCCAACAAAGGCTTCGGCCGGGTCTTTGACAGAATCAGTAACTCTCGATGAGGAACCAGTGGGCGACGACGTTGCCGAAAAGCAGGTTCCAGTTGAAATGGCTGCTTATATGTCCGCGATCACTCGCGGAATCAAGAAGTAATATAGTTTTTAAGGAGAATTAACATGCAATCTCTGAATGAAACCGTTCAGAAGAAGTGGCAGCCAGTCCTGGAACATCCTGATCTGGCTCCCATTAAGGATACACACAAGCGTAGCGTAGTTGCACAACTTCTGGAAAATCAGGAACGTGCTGCTCGTGAAGACGGATTTGGTTCGGGCGGATATCGCGCTCCAGGTCTCCTGGGCGAAGCTGCTCCAACCAATGCTATGGCAGGTTCATCTTCAACAGCTGGTGACGGCTCGATCGATACTTTCGATCCAGTTCTGATCTCGCTCGTTCGTCGTTCGATGCCTAACCTGATCGCATACGACATCTGCGGCG